AACAAAGAATTCGAGCACCGCTTCGAAGCCTACGATCAGGGACTGGTCCTACCGAAGGCAACCTGCACCCTGCTCGAAGAGATCACCGGCATCGGCACGACGAAAGACGCGGGCACCCTGCTCAAAGGCGTGCAGCGGCTCGCGCACATCGTCATCGGCGATATTCGAATCGATTTCACGCCCGGGCAGCTCGAAGAGATCGCGCACCGCGCCATGAAGCGCGGTTTCACGGTCGAACAGGAGATCGCGCGCATCGTCGAGCGGATCAAAGACGAGATTTTCTACAAGAGCTAGCTAGATGGCCCTGCACGATTTCCACTGCTCGCCCTGTAATTTCGTCGCGGTCGACGTCAACATCCCGATCGCGCTCGGGGCGCGCGAAGCCTACGTGCAGTGCCCACACTGCAAGGGCCGCATGGACTGGATCCCGCAGGTCGGGCGCATGGACGCCGCCAACGGTCCCGGCTTCGTCGGCTTCGATACCTTCGACGGCAAAAATCAGAAAGTACACGTCTCCAGCCTGAAGCAGCTGCGCGAGATCGAAAAGCAGTCCGAGATCGATCATCGCAATGGTGAAGGGCAGCCGCTCGTCTTCCGCGCCTTCAGCAACACGCGATCACAAATGGACCAGTCAGCGCTGCACCCCAATTTCAACGGCGGGGAAGCCCCGACCAAAGCCGCAGCACATCGATTCGGCAGCTCGCTCGTGAAATCATCGGAAGAGCTCTCCGGGGAATATGGCCCCGGCGTCTCAGATGAAAACACGTCGGCTCTGCCGATCGATTGATGGCACGTACTCGCTATCCAACCGTTACAGATGGGGAATGGGTGCAGCCCGTGCTGCGGAATTATCGCATGCGCTGCTGCGATTGTGGGCTGGTTCACGTCCTCAACTTTCGGCGGCACAATAGGCGTGTGCAGTTTCAAGCCTTTCGAGATGCACGGGCGACAGCCGCTAGTCGGCGTCGAAAGCAGAGATAGATGGCAGAATTCTCCACATCAGGAATTAAAGATTTACCAACGACCACAGCGCAAGCGCTGCAGGTCGGAGACCCGCGCGTACTCGGCTGGCTGCGCGAAGCAATTCAGGAAGGCGATCTCATCAATCGTAACGACCCTTCGTACGACGTCATCGAGCGCGCGCAGCAGTACATCGTCGGCGAGCAGCTCAGCCCCGAGCAGCGCCGGCTGAAGTACCTCCCACAGGTCACCATCAACGAGTCGCGCAAGGCCATGCAGGCGCACGTCTCCGCGCTGACGGACCTGAAACCCTTGGCCGGCTGGCGCAGCAATCCCGAATATCAGAATTCCGCCGATCTCCTGAACAAGTACCTACTCTACGAGTGGGTCACGTTCATGCTCGATCTCGATCTGGGCGACGCGGTGAAGTATTCACTCGCTGCGGGCACAGGCGATCTCGTCATCGACTGGGATCCACACATCCCGGGCGGCGGCGGCCACAACTTCAGCCCCCGAGACCCGCGCGACACGCTGCCGATCCGTCCGTCGATGACGCGATCGTGCCAGTTCTGGGAAGGCGTGACGATTCGCGAAGAGCACAGCGTTAATACCCTCCGCGGCATGTATCCGCTGCAGGCGTACATCTTCAAGCCGAGCTCGGACAATGCGATCTCGCGCGTGATGGGGCGTTTCCGCACGACGGCCGCGCGACTGCTGACGCCGGCGGATCCACTCGACACGTTGACGCAGCACGGCGCGCACTCCCGACGCATGCGCCCGGGCAAAATCGTGCTCTACCGAACCTACCTGAAGGATCGGACGGTCAATCTCGCCGGCAAAGAGCTGACCATGGGCCGCCCGGGCTCGAACTGGGCCTACATCGTCAAGCCCGGTGAGCCGCTCTATCCCCGTGGTCGTCTGATCGTCTCGATCGATGACGCCATCCTCTACGACGGGCCAAATTCGTACTGGCACGGCATGTTCCCGATCGCGCGTCTGAAACTCTGGTCGGTTCCGTGGCAGCTGCTCGGCATTCCGCTGTTCAACGATCTCCTGCCCGTGCAGGACGCGATCAACGACACCGTCCATGACATTCGTCTGGGCATTCGGCAGTGGCTCGACCCGGACATCGTCTACAACCGCAACGCTGTGTCAGAAACGACGATGCGCCTGCTCGATCCGCGCCGGCCGGGCAAGCGGATCAAGGTCCAGCCGGGCTATGGGGAGCCGTATGACAAAAAAGACGGTCCCAATCCGCAGGTGCTCGCGCAGGCGTCGGATCTCTGGGACAAACTCACACAGAAATTCACTGATCTCAGCGGCACGGCTAATCTCTCTGCTCTCCTCCAGCTGCGTCAGCTGCCGAGCGCAGATACGATTGAGAAATATTACGAAGCGCTCACGCCTGAGATCCGTTCTGAGGCGCGTGCCGTGGAAGGCTTCCTGCGCGACATCTCGGAAATGGTCAAGTGCAACTACTTCCAGTTCCTGAGCTCCGCGAAACGCGTGCAGATTCTCGGACAGGCGGGGATGACGCTCGCCGATTTCGATTACGACCCGGGCACGCTCGTGCCGGCGCTGAAACCGGGCGAGCCCGGCTACACGCCCGAGCTCGATCCCGATCTCGCCACACACGATCAGCGCGCGCAGTGGTTCCACAAGCAATTCGTCTTCATCGTGGCGCCAAACAGTGTGCTGGCGATGGACGCTGCCGAAAACAAAATGATGCGCCTGCAGCTCTACCGCATGGGCGCCTACGATTTCTGGTCTCTGCACGAAACGCTTGAAACCCCTAACGTCGGTGCACCGCCGGCGATTCCGCTGCCGCCGATCCAGCCGCCCGGGCCTGATGTGATCATGGGGCTCATGGGCCAGATGGTCACCGCTGGCGCCGCGGGGATGGCGATGGCGGCGCCTCCGGAATTCCAAGCCCCGGATGGTCGTCGCTTCACGATGGACCCTAGCGGGCAGATCATGGAAATCCGCATTCCGCTGACGATCACCGAGCGGCTCATGGCGCAGAACCTGATGGGGATCGGCGTCGCGGTGAACCCCGCCGGCCGCAAAGCGAGCGGCGAAGCCCCGCCCGAGACCGAAACGAAGTCGGACGGCCGGCAGACGGTGACGGAGTCGGATAAGTGAGCGCGCAGACCTTCGTCGAGTGGCTGCAGGGCATCTACGCACAGCGGTACACAGGCAAATTGACGATCGATTTCTTCAACGGGATACCGCGCGGATGGGAGAGACCGGGGCCGCACGAGCTCTTTGCCAACCCAGCAGAATCACAAAAAATTGACAAGCGAGAAAAAACGCGCGATGCTCTGACGGTCTAAGGCCGTGTAGCCCCGCTCACTGAGCGACGGCGTCCGAGCCCGCACTCCACTAGGAGCTGCGGGCTTTTTGCATTTATGAGCAAAAAGAATTCAGTCGCAATGTCACCCAGCTTCGACCGGGACTATCAGGGCGAAGACGATCACCGCACGCTCACACGCGCGGCCGAGATCGTCGGTGACAAGGATCGGATGAAGGGCGCGAAGCGGCATCACCGGAAAGCCGGCAAGCAGATGAGTCTCGTACAGAAAACAATGCTCGGCACCGGGAGACGCTGATGCCACAGAAACCGGGCGACAAGCCTCTGATGCACTTCGACAAGAAACGCTCCGATCGCGAGATGGCACGAGCGAAGCCCGGACCGATCTACGACGACATCAAATCGTCGATCAAGTCGGGCGCGCGGCGTGTCACGAGCAAAATTCGATCACTCGCAGGAGGCAAACGCTGATGGCATTTCCGAAAAAGGGCGCTGGCGGCAAAAAGGGCGGCAAGCCGTTCGGCAAGGGCGGGAAGATGATGGGCGGCAAGCGCTGCTCGTGCTAGATGGCCGGCGACAAACCGAACATCTTCGAGAAAGTCACCGGTAAACGGTACCGGGATATCAACCTGCCCAACGAATCGGGGAAAGTTGATCCACGCCTGAAGGGCACGAGCGTTCGTGAGGCGCTCAGCGAAGCGCTCAAAGGCACCAAGATTCTGCAAGACAAAGGGCTGATCGGCAAACGATCGCCCGGAGGGAGTCGACGATAGTGGCGTTCCCCAACACCGGCACCGAACAGCTCGGCGCGCCGCCCCCATCCCCCACACCGATGGGCGGCATGAACGGCCCCGGCTTTTCGATGAACGGGATCGCCCCGCAACTTCCTTCCAACAAACTGCCGCCCGAAGTCCTGACGGGCGTCACCGCAGCGGCGCAGAAGATCAGCGAGATGCTCAACAGCTTTTCGCAGATCACCCCTGACAAGGGGGCGCAGCTGGCGATGATTCAGGAACTGCTCCAGCAATATCTCGCCGACCTGATGAAAGATGGCAGTGGGCCAATCTCGGCCACGGCCAGCGGTCAACAGTTCCCCGGCGGCGGTATGGAACGTGGAATAGCAGGCGCTGGATCCTTCTAACACGAGAGGCACTGGACCCCGAATCACCGGGGAGGTAGCTGGTACTCGTAGGGGAGCACTCACATGTCGAAAGCCTCAGACGCCGGGAAAGCCTTTATCGCTGGAGTCCTTGCCAAGCTGCCGGAAGCGCAGCGGGGACAGGTGCAAACGGTTTTCGACTCCGCAGATGCGGTTGCTGCACTGGAAGTCATCGGGACAGGTGCACTCGCGCAGCCGGAGATCAATCGCCAGCTCGACGACCTTCGAAAGAAAGCCACGGATCTGGACGATCTTCGCGAGCGTAACAACACGTGGTACGCCGAGAACAAGGCAGCGCTCGAAGATTACCTGAAGATCAAACCCGAATTCGACACCCTCAAAGCTGGGGGCGGCGGAGGCGGCGGAGGGGAGAAACCGCCTGTGGCTGGAGGACCGACGAAGGAAGAGATCGCCGCGGCGCTCGATCAGCGTGATCGATCGTTCGCCGGTGCGCTCGCACTGAGCATGGATCTGAGCGCCAAGCACATGCACATGTTCGCGGAGCCGCTCAACACGACCGAGCTGCTCTCGGACCCGAAACTCGGGACCGTGGTCAACGGGCAGACCTACGGCCTGATGGACGCATACAACAGCAAACACGGCACGCGGGTTCAGGAGAAGTTGCAGGCGACTGAAAACGCGCGCATTCAAAAACTGGTCGACGAAGGTGTGGCCGAGAAGCTGAAGGGGCTGCCGCAGAATCAGCAGCATCCCTTCCCGCTCCGCGATCCATCTCCGTCACCGCTCGATGCACTCAGCGCCGAGCGCAAACCGGCCGACTACAGCGTCGACTCTGCCGTCGCAGAGTACGAACGTCTGCAGGGAGCTCGGAACGGCGCACCGGCGTAACACAAGCGAGCGCATCAGGAGGACAGCAGTGTTCGTACTTACATGTCTCAAACAGCTGGCGGATCTGGCGAACGCCCACAAGCGTCTCGTCGCCGTCATTGCTGCACTCTTCGGGAGCTACTGGCATCCCGAGTTTGCAAGCATCGTGCTGATTGGGGCCATCCAGCTCGACGACGTCAACACCACGGTGACCAAAGAGATCATGCCGGGTGTCGTCGACGGCTATTTCAAGGCTGGCCCCCTGATCGCGATGATGAAGGCTCGATTCACTCGAAAGTGGATCGGCCCTCAGATTCAAGAAAACTTCATGTACAAGCCGATGAAGGGCGGCGCGTACAAGAAAGGCGCATCGTTCGACGTCACACGGCGGCAGACCCGCACGGGTTTGCTCTTCACGCCGCGGTACTACGAAGTCAACGTCACGGAATTTCTCGAAGACATCGAAGTCGAGATGGCCGGCCCCCGCGCGGCGTTCTCCGTCATCCGGACGGACATGCAGCAGGCCGCCCTCACGATTTCGGCGATTCTGGAGATCGCGGCGTTCCATCACGGGCAGGCGCTGCCCGGCGACGATCGCTCAGCCGAGCTGAACGGTCTCGAAGAGGCGCTCAACGACGGCATCAACGCGTCGATCTTCGGCAACACGTTCCCGTCCTACGGCGGGCAGACGCGTACCGATGTGCGGCCCGCGCTGACTCCGCCAACCGGGCTCGTGGCCGCGAACGTCAACGGCCCCATGAGCTATCGCGCGCTCCGTCACTCGTATTTCTCGACGATCATCGGCAACGAGCGGCCCACGGTCGGTCTCACGACCAACCGCAACATGGGCTTCATCGCCGAGAATTTCCTGCCGCATCAGATCATCGATACGACCCAGCCGGAGATCAACTGGCCCGGCATGAAATTCGATCAGGCGACGATCGTCATGTCGCAGTACGCGCCCGGGCAGGATGGTGAAAACGATCCTGACCTTGGCAACTACAACGCGGCGACGGAATCGTTCTACTGGCTGAATTTCGGGCCGCAGGGCGATGACGCGTTCATTCGGCTCTACATCGCGCAGAGCTCGAAATTCGCGTTCGGGTTCACCGGGTTCAAGGGCGCGCGGGAAGACAATCAGGTCTCGGGTCAGATTCTCTTCGGCGGCAACATGACTGTTCGAGCATTGCGCCTCTCGCGCGCCATGTTCGGATTCACTTCGTAACTCGGACTGAAGGAAGGAGCGCACCATGCCAAATCGCTGGGAAATGCCTCCGGTATACCTCCAGTCGGGGGATCCGGAGTCCGAAAACGTCGCCACACTCCATGCGCCCGGTACCTTGGGCGCACGGTTTACGGTCAAACAGCCGAGCGGAGGCGGACAACCGGGTGCGGAAGATTACCGGTTCAAGTCCTATCAGCTGATTCAGACCGACTCGACCATGACCGTCTCACCCTTCCGGGGAGCCGTGGCGTGGTGGAGCGACAAGACCCGCTATCTCGTCACCACAACGGTTACCACGTTGGGGCGCGGACGCGTCGCGGGCGTCTTCCAGAACGCCATCACCCCGGGGTACTACGGCTGCGTGCAGACCCATGGACCCGGGATCGTGAAATTCGTCGACGCGCCTGTCGCGCAGCCCACGGTTGCCGGCCTGTTCGTCATCCCGTCTGCCACAAACGGCAAGGCGGATTGCTTGGCTGCTGGCACTGCAGCGTCGTATCCCGTGCTCGGTTACTCTGCGGGCGTGTATAACGCGGCGGCCGCAGAAGCGGTCGTCGATCTGGATGTGCCGGAAACGGTCTAGGAGGTAGCTGAATGCCACTAGACACAACGACCATCCCCGATCGCGCCGATCGGACGAGTGCGAAACTCGTGAAGTACTACAACGTGACTGGACCGACCAGTTACGTCTCGGGCGGCGAAGCCCTGAATTTCGGGATTGGCCGTCCGGAGCTCGTGGTCTGCGATCACCCGTCGAACGGGACCGATCTGCGGGTCATGCGCTGGGACTACACGAACCAGAAAATGAAGTGGTTTGACTTCGCCGGTGCGGAAATCGCCGGCGCGCAGAACCTCTCGACATACTCTGGTCGCATCGCCGTCTTCGGGGTCTAGGAAGGGGGAGGGGGCTCGGCACCGGCTGAGCCCTCTCATCTATGCCTGATACCTACGCAGACGTCTGGCGCATCGTGAAGCTGCACTGTCCTGCAGCTCCTACGTTTCTGGTTCGCGAGTGGGTCAATGACGCGTGGAAGACGCTCACGCGCATGCGACCGACCGCGAATTTCCTGCGTACCTCTGCCGCCATCACCATCCAAGCGGCGCGTACCGTCACCGCAACCTACACGATCAACTCGCCCACGGTCACATCCGTGGGTGAATTCGTTGCCGGCGACGTCGGTCGACAGTTCCGCGTCTCGACCTTCCCGTGGTACACGATCATCGCCTTCACCGACGCGAACACGGTGACGCTCGACCGCAACTACGGGGAAGACAGCGGCAGCTCGACGGCGTCGATCTACGACGGCGTCTTCGTCGTGCCGGTCGACTTCGGCCAGTTCGACATCATCGCGGACCCCTACAATCAGCGCCGGCTGGCCTTCTGGATCTCACAGGACCAGATCAATCTGCTCGACCCGACGCGTCAGTCTGGCGACACCGGGCCGCGCCTGCTCGCAACCGCCGCACCCTCACAGGTGCCAGCGACGCTCGGACGGATGACCTACGAATACTGGCCCCGTCCCACAGCGGCGCGGAGTTACCCGTACTACTACTTCAAGCAGGCACAGAATCTGGCGGAAACCTTCGCGTTCTCGGGCGCGCTCGCCGAAGCGGGAAACGTGCTGCAGACCGGCGCGCTCGCGCAGGCGGCGAACTGGCCGGGCACTGGAGACAAGCCGAATCCCTACTTCAACGCCGGGCTCGCCGCGCGCCTGAAAAAGGAATTCGAAGACGGCGTGCAGCTCGTCTCGCTCCGCGACGACGACATGCAGGGCTCAGACTATCTGCGCGTCAACTGGGATCGCTGGCCGCTCGCCGATCTGGCATACAATGACGAATCTTTGCGGTCGACCGATGCGACGATCGCGGACCTGTATTAGGAGGATTTCATGGGCGACCTGAAAACGAACTGGACCGACCCGGGCGCGCCGATCCCCGGTCTCGAAGGCGACGGCGTCACAGCGCGCGGCGGCGATCCGAACGTCGACACATCGGGCACCGGCGCGGTGAAAGGCTTCTGGCCTGACAAGGATCAGATCGCGAGCTCACCGGATGGCAAGGAATCGGCGAACAGCGTTTCGGGCATGCCGACAACGCCGTCGCGCTTCCAGCCGACCGAGACGCCGCCGGATCCGCCGTCGCTCGACAAGCGCAACCCGGGTACGATCGACAAACGGTAATGGCCGCGAAGCATTTCAACATCACACTGGGGGCTGCAGCCGTGCGGCTCTCAGACGCGTACGGTGGAGCAGCGGGCGCAAACCCGGACCCTGCGCTCGACATTCCGTACCGGCAGCTCCTGTTCTCGGCCGGCGGCGCGGACGCGTTCATCGGCGACGATGCGCAGGTGACAGGGACCGACTACGGCATGGCGGTCGATTCGACAGCGCTCGGTCCGGCGTCTATTGGCCCCTTCGAGACGGGACCGATCAAACTCTCGCAGCTCTGGGCGGCCGGCGCAGGAAGCACCTTGCACGTTCTCGGCATTCCGTTCTGAGGAGGATCGATGGCCCGTTACTCAGTCGACTTTCAGCGCACGGCGTCATTGACCCTCTCAGTGGGATCGCTGGTCGCTGATGCCACTCGTCCACGACGCGGCAAAATCTACGATCTGATCCTTGGGTCGGAAGCCGCGGCCGCCGACAACCCGTTTCTCTACACACTGCAGCGCTGCACCGCGGCGGGCACATCGACCGGTGTGACCCCGCAGCCGCTCGACCCGGCAGACGCCGCAACCGAATCGGACGCCGGCGAGAATCACACCGTCGAACCGACCTACACCGCGGGCGCGATCCTGCTCAATATTCCGCTCAACCAGCGCGCAACATTTCGCTGGCAGCAGGATCCCGCGTATGGGCTCGTGTACCCGGCAACCGCGGCCAACGGGTTCGGCCTACAGACCGACGTCGGCTCGACCGTGATCATCACGTCGACGATGCACTACGAAGAGCAGTAGGGATGTGCGGCATCAGGGCTATGCGACGATCGTCCAGCCAGACGCACCTGCGTTCGAGCGGGACACGTGCAACTGCGGGCACTGCCAGAAGGTCATCTTTCTAAAGCCCGGCTCGGGCGTCACCGTCTATCTCATTCCTCATCGCGACGGGCGCTGGACTGAAGAGTCTGGCGCCTTCTGTCGTGTCTGCATGCGCCCCGTCTGCCTGCCGTGTCACGACATCGGCCGCTGTACCCCCTTTGAAGTACAACTGGAGTACGCGGAGAAGCGATGAATAGCTTTTTCCTTGAACCCGTCGACACCGCCGGCGTCAGCGTCACGCATCCGGACACGGTGCCGCGGCCGCGGACGCCGATCGGGCAGCAGAGTTTTTTCGTCGGCCGCCTGTCGGCAGAATTCTCTGACTTCGCACTCGGCTGGTCACCGACCTATCCGACGCGCCTTGTCGCGCGTCCGCCTGTCAACCCGAACCGGATCGGCACGTCGCATGCCGCGATCGTCTACCCGACGTCGTTTGTCACGAGCTGGATGCCGACCTACCCGACCTATCGCGCGGCGCCGCGCGTGCATCGCGTCTTCCCGAAGTTTGGCTTCGACCCCCTCTCTGGCGCGGACATGCGTGTCGCGCAACAGATGGCGTGGAATCCCCGCATCCGCCCGATCTTCCTGCGCCCGAAAGTGGGTCGTACGCAGTTTGCGTACGTGCCGCCGGCGTCTGTCATCGTCACCGGGATCGGGTGCGCGGAGATGATCGACGAGCAGGGCGCGGTGCCGACGCTCATCACGCAGACACAGAGCTCACCGACCCTAATCGATCAGGTCGAGAGCTCGCCGACGCTCATCAATGAGGATTTCTGCTGATGCCCATCACCCCGCGCGAGTACGAGATTCTGCAGAACAGCACGGGCACCTTCAGCGCCGGCATCACCGGCAACGACGGCGCCACGCTGATCCCACTCGCGTCGCTCCTGACCCTGACGCTGACCCTCTACGTGATCAAGACCGATGGGACGATCGGCTACGTCAACAGCCGCAACGCGCAGAACGTGCTGAACCTGAACAACGTCACCGTCTCCGCGCTGGGCGTGCTGACGTGGGCGATTCAGACAGCCGACACGGCCCTCATCGAAGCGCTGCCCTTCGAGCGGCATATCGCGCTCTTCGAGTGGACGGCCGCCGGCGTAGTTGGCAAGTGCGAGATCATCCTCATCGTGCAGGATCTGACGGAGGTATAGGTGGATGCCTGTTGCGCTCTTCGACCCGCCGATTCCACTCGATCTCGCCTGCTACCAGCAGTCGACCGGATCGATCTGGGCGGCGCTCGTCGATGGCGACGGTGCAGCGTTCTCGCCTCTCCTCTTGTCGAGTTTGACGCTGACGCTCTACACGATCCGGGCGAGTGGGCTGGCACAGGTGATCAACGGCCGCAACAATCAGGACGTGCTGAACACCAATGGGGTGACGCTCTTTCCGAATCTCCAGTTCATCAACGGGCGCGGGTATAACATGCGTTGGGATTTCACCACGCTCGACACGCTGCCGGTTGACGACACGATCATCTTCTCTCGCTATCTCGCGCGCTTTCGCTGGCAGTGGCCCGGGGGCATCGGGACCGAGACCGTCGCGCTGGTCATTCAGCGGCTCTTCCCGATCGTACCGAACGTGGGTAGCGGCTACGACGGGTACATCGGCGCCGGGTACTTCGCCGAGCTCGGGATAGGAGGCTGATGGATCCGCATCCGAATCTGGCATATACGACCGTCACGACGCCGCCGAGCCCGGCGCTGAGTGGCGGATCGCTCATCGTCGCGGCAGGCACCGGCGCGCGCTTTGGCTGGATCGGCAGCGCCTTCAACGCAACCGTCTGGCCGGCAGGCGAGCGGCCGATTCCGTCGAACGCCGAGATCATCCGGATCACGAATATCGCCGCCGACACCTTCTCGATCACGCGCGCACAGGAAGGCACCGTCGCGCGGGCCATCGTTGCGGGCGATCAGATCGCGGCGACGTTGACACAGAAGTCGCTGACCGATATCGAAGCACAGCTCGGCGGCGGCGGCAATGTCACGAGCACCGGCCCCTTGGCAACCCCGCCCGGCGCGCCGGCGTCTGGCGATCTCTATCTCCCCAACAACGCCGGCTTCCTGCAGCGCTACAGCGGCGCCGCATGGATCCCGTGGGGACCGCTCTTTCCGTTGACGCTGCCGATCGATGGCGACTTCGCGTGGATCAATCAGGGCGGTGCGTCGATCTCCACAGCGACCGGCGCCATTCTGCTCACCGCGCCGACGAACGCCGGTGTCGGCTGGCGGCTGCGCGTGAAGGCGGCACCGGCGACACCCTATACGATCACGGCCTGCTTCCTTGCGTCACCGCTGAACATGGATTTCCATCAGTGGGGGCTGTTCTTTCGACAGTCGAGCAACGGCCGCCTGCATGGCTTCACCATCCAAACCAACGGCGAAACGCTGCAGCCGTTCTCGAATTCGGTGAAGTACTCGGCGCCGACGACCTTCGATTCGATGTACAACCAGCGGCGCTTTCGCCCGGGCAATCTCGTGTGGCTGCGTATCGAAGACACGGGCGTCAATCGCGTCTGCTGGTTTTCCGCAGACGGGCTGAACTGGTCCGGCCATAGCAGCATCGGGCGTACGGATTTCCTGACCGCGGATCAAGTGGGCTTCGGGGCGAACCCGGAGAACGCAACCTATGAGCTCCTAGTCACGCTTCTCTCGTGGAGGCAGGGCTAGTGTCGGACATCTGCAAGTACGTCAACAACGCCTACACGGACGCGAACCCGTACGAAGCGCATGCGGTGATTCAGCACGACGATCCGGCGGTCGTCGCGGCGTTCCAAGCCTTCTATCCGAACGGCCGTCACGGGCTCTCGCCGGTCATGGCGGCGGGCATCTATGGCGCCGGCGGACCGACCGGCCCCTATACCGGCTTGCCGTTCATCTTCGCCGACACGCTGCCGAACGGGCTCGACATCAACGTCCCCAACGCGACGCAGTTCAATTCGACCGTCATCGACGTCTGCGGCAATCGTGTCAGTTACGACTGGGCGATCTACATGGTGCTTGCCGGCCCGGCGACGACCGCGCCCGGTGCACCGGAAACGATTCGGCAGCGGCGCTTTATCGAAGGCTGGGAGGTTCCGAGCTGGGATGCTGGCAGCGGCGGGCAGCTGGTCTACAACACGAACCGTGATTCGTCCCGCACGCCGGAAGGGATGGGGCTCGCCGTTCGTGACCAAGGTCAGCTCTACACGCGCACTGTCAACAGCTACATCGCCGGCGGCGTCTCGCCCCAAGGGTCGTGGGAGCGTCTCTATCTGCGACTGCGCACCCGCCCCTCTGCGTCGTGGCGACTCTGGCGCTGCTACAACAGTTCGAACCCGGCGGTCAGTGGCGGTGCGTTGTTCATCACGCCGAGCGGCACGATTGAGCTCTACAACATCAATTCGGCGAGTGTCTTTACGCTGCTCGGTACGACGTCTGCGCTGCCGCTCAATCAGTTCGCGCGGATCGATATCGTCTTCAACTACAACGACGGCGCGCCGAACCAAGGGGACGTCGTTGTCTTTCTCGATTCGGTGCAGCAGTTCTCTGCGATCATCCCGGCAGCGTCCGGCGGCTTCGGGCTTGTGGGCCTGCACACACAATCGGAGCTCGGCCCGAACGGTTCGGGGCAGAGCATCGAAGTCGACATCGACGATTGGATCAACGCTGAGCCGCCGATCCTCTTCAACAGCGTCGACTGGCTCTCGGGCTCGCACGTCATCCTGATGCGTCCCAATGCCTTTGATGCGTCGCACTCAGTCAACTGGACCGGCGACTTTCGATCGCTCATCAATGACCCTGCGCAGGAGGCGACGTCACAGGTCACGAGCTCGACCGCGAGCGCACGCATGGCCGTCGTGTCGGAGTACACACGCCTGCGTGAAGCCGGCTGGCTGCAGCTGGGCGTGCCGGCCTTTGCGGTGCATCTCGCGAGCAGCAACGCCGGCAGCACAGATGGACAGCTGGGCTATTCGGTCGCTGGCGGCGCCGACGTACTCGTCACCGTCAATCAGCTCTTCAGCCTCTTCAACAACGGCATGATGTACAACCCCGCCGGGCTGACTGATCCGCTCGCGGATCTCGACCCGGTCGTGCTTCTGCACACGAAGTCGCCGGACGGGAACGCCGATACAACCCGCGCCCTGCTCGCGATGGCGGAAACGATCGGTACCTTTGGCGATGGCGATTACGGCGCGACGGGCATCATTCCGATCCCCAACCTTGGTGTGCACAACTCGCCGTATCAGAGCCCGACCGGTCAGTTCGGCATGCAGGGGGCGCCGCCCTTTGGAGAGGTTGTCGTCGAAGCGGGTACCTACGTTGGCAACGGGCTCGGGCTGGACATCACGCTCAACGCGCCTCCGCACTGGATCAATATCCGGCGTGTGACCGGCGGTACCGGCGGCGGCAATTGGTGGAGCTCGATGATCGGCGCGCACAAACAATGGCAGGCGCGCAACCTGACGCCGAACATCATGCCGCAGGTGCTGATCGATCCCATCACCGCGGTCGTGACGATGCGAATCGCTGGCGCCGATTCGGAGAACAACGCGAGCGGTGCTACCTATCAGTACGTCTGTGTGTCCGACGCGGCCATGCGGTTCATGTACAACGGCTGCTTCCAACGGCCGAATTCACTCACCGCAGGGATCAATCCGCTCTATCACGAAACCTTCTACGCACAG